GAATACAGCATGGATACATTGGGTGTACCCATGGCATCTGCTTCACCGGATCGCTTCATGATTTCGTCTGCGAAGCCCAGTTCGATGGCCTTGTTGGCATCCATCCAGGTTTCCGCATCCATGAGATGACTGAGCTTCGTCCGGGACAAGCCGGTCTTAATCTCATAGGCATTGATGATGGAGTCCTTGACACTACTCAGCATTTCAATAGCCTTCTGCATTTCACCGGTATCACCGAAAGCGACTGTCATGGGGTTATGGATCATGAGCATGGATACCGGGGACATCAAAACCCTGGCACCGGCCATGGCGATCACGGAAGCCGCAGAGGCTGCAATGCCGTCGATCTTCACCGTGACGCTACCAGGGTATTCCACAAGCATATTGTAGATTTGGGCAGCTGCAACGCAGTCACCGCCAGGGCTGTTGATCCAGACGGTCACATCTCCGGTGCCGGACATGAGTTCGTCCTTGAAAAGCTGAGGAGTCACTTCATCGTCATACCAGCTTTCCTCGGCGATGGTGCCGTTCAGATGCAGAATCCGTTCTGCCGGAGCCGTCTCCGTCGCTGCCTGGTTCGTCCAGTTCCAAAACTTCTTCATTGGGGTTTTCCTCCTTCCCGTTATCATTGGTTGTATTGGCGAATGCTCCTGCATCACGCATGGGGAGCATATTGCCGTTGATGAGATACAGGTTGCCGCCTTCCTCGTCCGGGATAAGATCCAGATTTTCCAGTTCCCGGATGTCGTTGGCGGACATCCAACCGTTCTGGCGACCGATGGCATATCCGTTCATACGGCTCTGATAGTCGCCCCGTAGCAGACCCTCCAGATTAAATTTCACGAAATACCGGTTCTTTTCGTCAAAAGACAAAAGGGTTCGCTGGATACTTTGCTCCCACCGAACCACCCAGGGGTCCAGCGTGTATTTCACAAACTCAAGGGACTGCTGTTCAATATTAGAAAAGCTCGACTTTTCCAGATCACCGACCATGTGGGGTGGCACTCGGAAAATTCGAGCAATTTCATTAATTTGGAACTTACGAGTTTCCAGAAACTGAGCCTGTTCCGGAGAAATGGAGATGGGTGTATATTTCATGCCCTCTTCCAGAACAGCCACCTTATTGGAATTGCCACTGCCGCCAAAGGCAGACTGCCAGCTTTCCCGGACTCTCTGAGGGTCTTTGATGGTGCCGGGGTGTTCCAGGATGCCGCCGGGGGTCGCACCGTTGGCGAAGAACTTGGCACCGTATTCCTCACAGGCAATAGCCATGCCGATGGCGTTCTTTGCCATGGCGATAGGGCTGTAACCCACCAGGCCGTCAAAACCAAGGCCGGGAATATGTAGCACATCGCTGGGCTGCAGCGTAACTGCGTATTCCTTGCTCTTGATAGCCTCGTCCGGGCCACGGTAATAGGTATAGTAGAGGTGACCTTTATCGTCCCGATCCACACTCATGCGGTTGGGCATAAGCGGATATAGGGCAATGACTTCATTCTTGCCGTTGCGGATCACCTGTGCATAGGCATTACCCCAAAGGAGCAGATGGGTCATGAGGGTCTCTCGGAACACGAAGGAACTCATTTCGGGATTTGGTTCATCGTGCAGCAGCCGGTACAGCGGATGTTCGATAGCTTTTTCTTTGCCTCCAGAACTGTTATACCGGTAAAGGTGCAACGGCAGTCCTGCCACTGCTTCTGCCAGAATGCGAACACAGGAGTACACTGCGGTCATCTGCATGGCAGATCGTTCTGTGACAGTTTTGCCGGAGGTTGTGCCGCCCATAAAAAAGGTGTAGGCGCTGCCTGCTGTACTGTTTTGGGGCTTGTCTCTGGACTTGAAAAGAGCGGTAAATATACCCATACAAGGCTTCCTTTCTTAATAACATATTTTCTTGACATTACCCCCAGTTGGGGGTAATATTATTTGTATCAATTATTCATACTTTCGGAGGACGCTTCATGGAATTTGAAAGTTTAGATGGCTATCGCCTTATGCATCCTCACACAAAAAGCATCCTTTTTGAGCGCAGAGTAATTCTTGGCTTGACGCAAAAGCAAGTAGCTGAACGCGCCGGTATCCGGCTGCAAAGCTATCAGCGTTTTGAAAGCGGTGAACGAAATATCATGACCGCTTCTTTTCAGTTGGCCTGCCGGGTCATTGAGGCACTGAAAATGAATGTCTCCGACTTTTATCACGGGGAATATTTCCTGGGTGAAGAACTTTATGCCACCGATGATGGCCTTCGTTATAAAAAGACAGGAAAACTGATCAACGAGGATGTTATAGAGGAAAAATCAGATAAATAAAATGCCTCGGTCATCATAGACCGAAGCACCATTATCGCTGCCACAGCGGATTGCCCGGTCAAGTGCCATGATGGTGGCCACCGCGCCGTCAATCTTCTCTGTGGATTTTTCTTTGTCAGGCTTGATATTGCCAGCGGGGTCCGTTCGGATGAAGATGTTATCCATCATCCAACGCAGCACCGGATGACCACCATGGGCAATCCGTTCCTCCAGAACCAGCTTCATCAGTTCCTTGGTGGGTGGGGACATATCCTTGAAGCCCTGTCCGAAGGGAACAACGGTGAAACCCATGCCTTCCAGATTCTGTACCATCTGAACAGCGCCCCATCGGTCAAAGGCAATTTCCCGGATATTGAACCGTTCACCCAGCCGCTCAATGAACTTTTCAATGTAGCCATAATGGACGACATTGCCTTCGGTGGTCTGAAGGTATCCCTGCCGCTCCCAGACATCGTATGGCACATGATCCCGGCGGACACGCAGATCCAGGTTATCCTCCGGAATCCAGAAGTATGGGAGAATCATGTATTTATCATCCTCATCGGTAGGTGGGAACACCAACACCAGGGCTGTGATGTCCGTGGTGGAGGAAAGGTCAAGACCACCGTAGCAGACTCTGCCTTCCAGGTCATCTTCGCTGACAGCAAACTCGCATTTATCCCACAGGTGCATCGGCATCCAACGGACAGCCTGTTTTACCCACTGATTCAGACGGAGCTGCCGGAACGCATTCTCTTCGCCGGGGTTCTGCTTTGCGGACTCACAGGCATCTTTGACCTTATCGATGCCTACCGTAATACCTAGTGATGGATTTGCTTTTTTCCAGGTCTTGGGATCTGTCCAGTCATCCGACTCATCCGCACCATAGATTACAGGATAGAAGGTGTGATCAATTTTTCTGCCTTCAATGATGTCTTTTGCTTTCTGGTGGATCTCATAGCAAATAGACTTGGTGTCATTACCTGCTGTGGTGATAAGGAAGTAAAGGGGCTGCATACGGGCATCACCGGAGCCCTTTGTCATAACATCAAATAGCTTTCGGTTTGGCTGGGTGTGTAACTCATCGAAAACAACGCCGTGGGTGTTGAAACCGTGCTTGTTGCCGACATCAGCGGAAAGCACCTGGTAGATACTGCCTGTTGGCTGATAAATGAGTCTCTTCTGGGAGTCCAGTATCTTTACTCGCTTGGAGAGTGCCGGACACATCCGAACCATATCCGCAGCCACATTGAATACGATGGATGCCTGCTGGCGATCTGCGGCACAGCCATATACCTCCGCGCGTTCTTCGCCGTCGCCGCAGGTCAAAAGCAGTGCCACCGCAGCCGCCAGTTCCGATTTGCCCTGTTTCTTAGGGATTTCGATATAGGCTGTGTTGAACTGCCGATAACCGTTGGATTTCAGAGTGCCGAAAATATCCCGGATGATCTGTTCCTGCCAGTCAATGAGTTCAAAGGGCTTTCTTGCCCAGGTGCCTTTGGTGTGACAAAGGCTCTCAATAAAAGCCACCGCATAATCGGCAGCATCCTTATCGTAGTAGGAGCCTTTGGACAAAAAGCGAGTCGGCTTGTACTTTTTCAGTTTCCGGATATGCGGTCACCTCCTAAAAATGGGCATAAGAAAAGACCCACGAATGGGTCTGAAAAACATATAAATTTATGAAATTATTATTGGTAATAACGAGAAAAGAGCCTCACGGCCCTTTCCTCGGCAAGGGGTATCAGTTTTCGCTGTAGAGCAGGATTGCCAGGGCCTTGGCGGTATCTTCATCCACCGGCTCTCTATCCCATTCCCGGTCATAGTTGCATACCGTTTCACCATAGCGGGTTATGGTCAGTTTGCTGATTCGGCCACCATCAATTCCATACCGGGAGGGTTCGTCATAAACCTTCATAAGGTAGCGGTAACCGCAACCGTTGATAATGATCAAGCCTTCTTTCTTCATGTTGCTCCCCCCTTATGCTTTCAACACATCGACCAGCCAGCTGGCTTTCTTGTGTGCGATGCCGGTGGCCTTCTCAACAATCTCATGGTCTTCTTCGATGTAGTGCAGGCCCTTACCAACCTTAACAAACCGAGCGTCCTCGTAGCCGGGAACATTGGTTCGGTAAACATATGCGTTACGACTTTCACCGTCGTAGGACTTGCCATCCCAACCGTTAAAGGTGAAGGTGATCCGTTCCCTGGTCTTGGTGAAGTTGCTTTCAAAGGTCTCGCGGGAAATTGCGATGCGGTCGATCAGCTTGAATTTTTCTCTCAGGCTCCAGGTATTTTTCATGGTGTTTTCCTCCGTAAAAATGTGTATTTCCCTTTGGGTGCTGTGATATTACCTCTGAATACACATAATAGCAAGTTATATCAGAGGAATAAACTACACAATGATTTTGGGTGAATACTGTGTATTTACGGTACTTTAAACACGGAAAGTATAAACTGCGCCCCGAGCCGAAATCCGGTTTTGAAGTTGTCGCAGCAATACAGCAGTTCCATGTCGGCATGGTCAGCCAGCAACCGCTCAAGTAACGCTTTAGACTCTTCATCCAACCGTTCCTCCAGCTGATCGCTCACCTGGGCCATTCGTTTATTGAGTTGCATGAATGCCTCGTTTTCCTCCGGGCGATTCTCCCACGGGATGATCTCACCGTGGAACAGCCGATCCAGAATATCTCCGGCCATCACACTGCCACCTTTCTGCAGGAATCCACACCGTAGACAACACCCAGACTTGAACCACAGTCCCACTGCACATGGATCGTGCCGATGGAATCCACTGAAATCACCGTACCCCGGCAACCGGGATACAGGCGATTGTTATAGGGATCATCCATCTGCACCAGTTCCACTCGGGTACCGGCAGGGTACTGCTCACGTAGTCTCTGAAGGATTTCTTTCCGGATGCCAAACATGATTATCCCTCCTTCCGCTGACCGCTTTTGAAGGCGGCACTGCCGGAGAAGTTCCGGAGCAGGATCTTCCTTGCCTGCTTATACTCGTCACCGATAAATCCGAGCCGCAACAGGAAACATCGGAACGCATACTTTTCGTTATCCACCGGCTTTTCCTTCGCCGTGATCCGCTTCTGAATACGGGCCATTTCACACAGCTTGCAGATGAAAGTATCGTAGGCTTTTATTTCATCGGGCGCGGGAATGCCGGGAAACCAGGGGAAGGAAATCTTCGTGTCCGTGATCTCCAACGGCAGATCATCCGTACCGAGGGCTTTCTTAATAAGGCTGCCCTTGGAGGCAATGATGCCCTTGAGGTTTTCCAGAGCGGAATTGTTGAAAAGGCTGCGGGGCACGGAAATGCAGATGCCATCGATTTCGGCAGGTTCGGTTTCTTCCTCGGCGGCATCCTCTGCGATGCATTCGACAAAAGGGTCTTCTGCCTGGAAGCCTTTCTCACGAAGGAAGCGGATGAGGGTAGCTGCGGTTCTGTTGTCCTCGATAGTAACCTGTCCATCCACGCTGACGGTGTAACCGCCTACCTGATAGGCAAAGCCTGGTGCGCCTAAGTACTTAGCTTTTTCACCCGTATGTTCCGCAATGGCTGCGACCAGGCGCTTGCGGTCGGAACCGCTGACATTGTAGTTGATGATCATGTGTGTGACCTCCTTTAATTTGGGTAGTCACATATTCGCTCTGGATGGCAAAAATAGCAACTTGTTTCTCGAACAAATCCCGTAGAATTATGTGCCGTCAGATTGTGTATAGAACACAATGCCGACCAGCACAAAGAATACGCAGGATAAAGCCACACCGTTGCCCCACATCTTGTACTCAGCGGCATCCGAATGAGGATCTCGTAGCCATTTACGGATCTGCTTCTCAGATTTGGCTTTACCAGCGCCACTGACGATCCTGCGGTGGGTTTCAAAGACATCTGCCCAGAACTGCAGGTCCTCTTCTGTAGGATTCTCCGTAGCCAGACCGGAACACCACCAGTCCGGGAATCCCATCAAGCGGGCGCATTCTGTAGGTGTCAGCCGCCGCACGGAATATTCCGGTGTGTCGGTGCTGTTAATCAGCGGAGGATCTTTATAATCACTTGCACATAAAGTTGCAGCGATTTCTTCGTCTGCTTTCATAAAGAAAGAAGCCTTACTGGCACAGTATGTGGGAACTGCAACAGCATGGCGATCCACAGTATTAAGGGTGAAAGAAACGTCTTCGTTTATTCCACAACCTTGAGGGCCATTCTTTTCCGAACGCCCTATCATGGAACCTTGTAACGCATAGCATTCCACGATTGCTACACCACCCTGGTTGCAGGTGGGATTGCCACCGTTGCCATCTAAGGTACGGGTAGTTGCCGCTTCATAAAAGCCGGATTTAGGATTGTCAGATTTCATGGCATTGCTGTCTTTAGAGCAAATACCGAATACCTTGGGGTCTTCCCGTATTACAAAAGGCTGATTATTCCCACCGGTTCCATAGGTGGCAGCAACAGTGGGTGCAACCTCCAGGGGACCAACATATCGTGTATCCTGACTGTGATTCTCATAGACCATTGCCGATGTATCCAGAACTACCGGAGGATGATGCGCTTCTGCCCGGAGGGTACAAGCTACATCATGGGTCACATCCATACGATTGCCGCCCTGGTCATTCAGAACGACACCGTTTCTTCCGGTAGACATTCCACAATTCACACCAAGGGTAGATGCGACAGGAGAAACGGTGCCGTTGTATCCGTCTATTCCAAGGACTGCCGTTCCAGCGCAATTCTCAACACCTCCGGCAATTCCTTGCCACGCTCGGAAGCCCTCCGCAGAATACCGCGACAGGCCCTCGGACTCAAATAATACTTTTCCGGCACATTGGCCTGTAAGATCGCCGACAAGGAAGATGCGTTTTCTGCGTTGGGCCAGACCCCAATATTGCGCGTCGAGAGTTCTGTACGCAACGCTCCATCCGTCTCCCATGTAAACATCGGACTGGGGCCATTTGTTTTTCTCAGGCATAGGCACCGAGGGAGCATCCTGGACGATGCCGATGACCGCATTGAGGACTGCCTGAAAGTCGCGTCCGGCATTGGATGAGAAAGCGCCGGGGACATTTTCCCAACAGATCCAGCGGGGATATTTTCCATTGGTTGCACACCTCATTTCTTTTACAATTCGGATGGCTTCAAAAAACAGATTGGAATGCTTACCTTCCAGACCAGCTCTCAGTCCCGCAATCGATAAATCCGTGCAGGGCGATCCGAAGGTAATAATATCCACAGGTTCTATCTTGCCGCCATCCATGGCAGAGATGTCACCGTAATGCTTCATAAAGGGTAGCCGCTTCGTGGTGACCCGGATGGGAAAAGGCTCAATTTCAGATGCCCAGACAGGGGTGATATCCGACAACAAGCCTGCCAAAGGAAATCCCCCGGAACCATCAAAAAGGCTTCCGAGGGTTAGTTTTGTTTGATCCATTTTCAAACCTCATATCGTAGTATGGAGATATCTCGGGAAATTTCTCTTCAAATTCCTGCAGATATCGATAACAGGCACTGTCCCTGCCGTTGGCTTCCGCAAATTCCCGAAGACTTTTCTTTTTGAAGAAACCGGGTTGGTTACACCACCGGGCAATGCTGATATACATACCCTTCCAGGGACTGTTCCGATACTCACAGTACCGCATCACATAGGGAAGGCAGTGGTTTTGCATCAGGATTTTAATTCGGAACAGCAGATCAAAAATATCCTGCTGCCAGAAAGCATCATCCCACCGACCATTCCGGTCGAAACCGCAGAAACAATAAAACTTCATTACGGCATTGGTGTACTTCCGTGCCAGATGGATTTTCTTTTCTATAAGTTCTGCATCGGCTACATTATCGAAAGCGAAAATGTAATCGCCATCATATTTACAGGAAAAGAGAGCCGCACATTTTTCATCGGTCAGCAGTCTTTCATCAAGACCCTGTTTGAATTGAAACGGGTGGTTTGTTTGCCGCAGGGTTTCCAACAGACCTTTCCATTCAGAGCAACCAAAGAAGTTATCATCCAACAGGCAAATCTTCGGTCGAGCCGGATCGTAAAACTCGTTCAGCGGACTGTGGACAGATACCCCGTCATAGTTCTTATTGACGCAGAAGTCGCATTTGCGAAAGCAACCACGGGTCAGAAAACCAATGGAATAATCTGTGTAATAGGTGTACTCCCTGGGTTTACCACCATTAGCAAGCTGAGTCCCTACCCATGCATCGTAAAGATGATAGTCCGGCATTTGATGTTCAATGGCGGCAGAAAGGCGCGGAGCCTTATCGTAATAAAAGCCCGTGCCTCCATAGCTGACATTTTCCTGTTGTAAGACAGCATCCGGGACAGGTGTATCAGTGAACACTTTGGAAATATAAACGGAATCATAATCAGCAATACTATTAAAATCCGTTCTCAGTTCCACAGTATCACCGAGTGCCTTATGGTAAGCAGATATTTTCATACAGGCCAGATTGGGAAAGCGATGCCGTTTGCGGCCGATGAGGTCGGCATCAATGACCGCCACTCTCATTGCATACCTCTGCAAATTTGTAGGTCAGTCCATCACGCTGCACAGTCACACCAATGTCACTGCCCACCTGCTCGATATACCGCCTCACAATAACATCGCAGAACTTTTCGTCCAGTTCGATGGTATAGCAAATACGGTCGGTCTGCTCACAGGCAATGAGGGTACTGCCGGAGCCACCGAAGGGGTCCAGTACAAGACAGTTGGTCATGGAAGAATTCATGATGGGATAAGCCAGCAGCGGAATGGGCTTCATGGTAGGATGATCACCGTTCTTCTTGGGCTTGTCGAACTCCCAGATGGTGGTTTCCTTCCGGCCTGTGTACCACTGATGCTTACCGCCTTTCTTCCAGCCATACAGACAAGGCTCATGCTGCCACTGATAAGGAGAGCGTCCCAGAACCAGGGACTGCTTCTTCCAAATGCAACAGCCGGATAGATAAAATCCCGCATCGGCAAATGCCCTGCGGAAATTTAGTCCCTCGGTATCGGCATGGAATATATAGATGGACGCATCATCAGCCATGGCAGAATGCATCTGGGTATAGGCATCCAGCAGGAACTGGTAAAATGCTTTGTTTCCCATGTTGTCATTTTTGATTTTGCCAGCGGATCCTTCGTAGTTGACATTGTAGGGAGGGTCGGTAATGACCAGGTTGACCTTCTTTCCATCGAGTAGCTGCTCATAGGTTTCAGCTTTGGTGCTGTCACCGCAGACAAGTCGGTGCCGACCCAGTGTCCAGATATCACCGAATTTTGTGATGGTAGGCTTTTCCAGCTCCTCATCCACATTAAAGTCATCTTCCTTGATTCCGTCTTTGACAGAATCTTTGAAAAGGTCATCGATCTCCGCAGGATCAAAGCCGGTGAGGGAAACATCAAAATCAGTGCCCTGCAGGTCAGCAATCAGCAGGGACAGCTTGTCCTTATCCCAGTCACCGCTGATCTTATTCAGCGCTACATTCAATGCTTTTTCCTTTTCTTCGGGCAGATCCACTACAACGCAGTCCACCTGTGAATGCCCCAGATCCATAAGAACCTTGAGTCTCTGATGACCACCAACAACCCGGCCGGTGGCCTTGTTCCAGATAACCGGCTCCACATAGCCAAACTGTTCAATGGAACGCTTCAGCTTTTCGTATTCCAGATCACCGGGTTTCAGATCCTTACGGGGATTGTAGTCAGCAGGCAGAAGGTCTGCTGTATTTTTCTTTTCGATCACCATATCAGACCCCACTCAGCAAACTTCTCAAAACCACCGATAGAGTGGATGAAACCTCTTGCTGTTTCTACGATTTCCTCATAGGGAATGCCGTCGATGAATTCATCACCAATGGCGCAGCACAGTTCCACAGGCTTTCCAGTTTCCTGGGCCTTGAGGAATGCATAGATATTGACACTGACATCTGCCTTGCTGAGGTCCTTGCCGTGGAGACCGCCGCCAGTAACGGAGTCACCCATGTCGCTGCCCAGCTTACGGTTGGTAGCGCCGGTGTCTACATCGGTGCCACCGGTCCAGTCACCCAGGGGATTGATTTTTGCGAAGGGATAGGTGATACGAATATCGTCTGCCTCAGCATTGCTCTGACAGATGATCAGCTTGTTGCCATCCAGAATATACTTGCCGTCATAGGGATAGCGGCTGTAAATATCGTAGGCGAAGCTGCAAAGCATATGCTGCTCCCTTGTCATGGGTACACCCTTGAAGATTCCATTATCGCCGCAACGGATTGTTTCCTCCTGATTTCTGGAAAGATGCTCGTCCTGGGGAACGATAACCACATTGGGGCGGACATTGCCGGCAATGCGGTGAATGGCATCCTTGATTTTCCGCAGGTTCAAAACAGCCGAGGTTTCGATGATGGCATGGCAGACACCATGGCCAATCAGCACCTCTACTGCAATTTTGGGATCGATTTGGGTTTCGTAGGCGATGTCCACGATAGCACCGGCAATACGGTCGGCAATCTTATCGGGATGCGCCGGATTTACTTTTTCAAACATGAAATCATCCTTTCCTTGCACGGAGCAGTCGCTCCATGACATCATCCTCGGGGTTTGCCCCGGTGTAATCGCCGGTACAGTTCTCCCGGACGATCTGGAAAATCTCTGACCACAGACGGTTGGCCTGAGTCATGTACTGATTGGCGATGGAAACATAGGGAGACTGGATAGCAGCACCCGTGGTGGGATGCTTTGCCAGGAAGCCCACCTCACTGGTAATGGACTCGCACTGAATCCATCTAGCACTGGCCAGAGCATAACGCTCGATCAGATCCGGAGAGACGATGGCGGCACATCCACGATCACGCAGCCATTTCCACACATTTTCATAAATCTCTGCCGCACAGAGCGTGGAGCCGTCTTTCTGTCTGGCAGAAAGGAACTCCTTGGGTTGCGGCATATCCTGACCTTCCAGGTCAGCCGCGCTGTCTTTGAAATCAATGACAGTCAGCGGACGCTTGCCGGGATTGCCGTCTGTAATCTTGTCTGCGATGGCTTTCTTCGGTCTGCCACCGGAGCCGGGTTTGGGTCCTCTTTGGCCCATGGTTCGATACCTCCTTTGCCAGGGGCCTATTCCCCTTAAAACTTTTGCGATTTTTCACACGAAGCCCCGGGCCGCTGCCCCCAGTTTTTAGTCCCGAAGATTTGACCCGCCCCTGGCCGTTAGGTGTGACCAGGCTTTGCCCCGAACAATGTCACTGACATGGCGTTGGGAAATAAAAAAGACACCCGCAATTTCTTTTTGCGTGTGTCCGGCTTCATACATTTCTTTGATTTTGTAAATGTCCTTTTCCTTAAGCTTGGATGCAATTGATGCCTCGCCAATGCGTAAGCAAACAGCAGTACCATGCCGCAGGGAATCCTGAGCATTTTCTTTTGGTGTACCCCAACAGATATTGGAGACACAGTTATCCAGCGGATTTCCATTTAGATGCCTGCATACATATCCGTGTGGACGAGTGCCGACATAAGCATTGAGGACAAGTTTATGCACTGGCTCAACATGAGGTCTCACCGGAGTGTTGCCATCCCGCACATTGACACGATAATAACCCTTGTGTAAACGCTTGGGGAGTTTACGAAGATAACCCTGACGATTGGTATAGATTTCGCCATCTGCGTCGGCAAAATAACCTGGGTATTGAGGTATGGCTTTCATGTTCATCAGCGGTCACCAATTTCGTGATGGATCTTGTTGTGACAGGATCGGCAAAGGGACATGAGGTTGTCCCGGGCATGAGTGCCGCCCTTGGAAACAGGAACCTTGTGGTGGACTTCTTCCATTGGAACCAGTCGCCCTTCTTCCAGGCATCGTTCACAAAGAGGGTGCTGGGCAGCGTGACGATCCCGGATGCGTTTCCATGCCCGACCATATTTCTTGTTAATATCCGGGGCGCGTTCGTACTTGTTGTACTGCCGCCGTGCAACAGCAACATGGTCCTCGCAATACTGTCCGTCTGTCAGTTTGGGACAGGCGGGATAAGAGCAAGGACGCTTGGGTCGTTTGGGCATTTGATTCACCTCCTGTGGAGCAGCCGCCCAACCATGTACTTAAAGATGTACCAGAGCTGCTCCATGTAGCCGACCTTCCGGTAGCCCATGAAACCACTCCTTTCGGGCATAAGAAAAGCCCCGTGGAATTTCTCCCACGAGGCTCTCCTGATGTTCTTGGCGATTATAATAATATCATAAGACCAATATGACATTCTATGAACTTTACTGTACACTTTCGGGTATTTTCACAAATTCAAGCGCCTTTTTGTGCAAACGGAAAGTATACTCAATACTATAGCTCATCATTACAGCAATTTGTTCCCATGTTTTGAAACACAGATACCGCAGTTCCAGAAGGGTCTGGTGTTCAGGATTCTCCACAGCCTTGATGATGCCGACCATCTCTCGTTTGAGATCCACCAGCTGATCAATATCTGCATTGATTTCATTTTCCAGATCCACAATTTTCACGATAATATCCTGCATCTTATGGACATTGGGACTGGAACTACCGGGCATACCGCTCATGGTGGCGGTGGCCTTCTTGGTAAGGTCACGTAAGGAAAGAACCTGCTCCAGTTTGCTGTTGATCCGCTGATCCAGGCGGTATGCCTGCCCTAAGTATTCTTTAGCCGTCATTGGGCACCTCCTGTCGGGATTTGTCGATAAGTGTTGAATACTGATTCCGGTTTGCAGTCAGCTTCCGCATCTGTGCATTCCGCTTCCGCTGTGCCCGCCGACGGTTGTGACGCTTCTTCCGAGCCTCCTGATCCAGCTTGGCAAAGACGGCACCGGCGGTGGGGTCATAATAACCCTCGTGATTTCTGTAATATCCGTATCCCATTTTAATTTTCCTCCAATTTCTCAATTTCGATGTAAATGCCGCAGGGCTCATCCGACCACCGCTTTTCAATGATCTCCCGGGCAACCTGGGCGTCGTCTTTCCAGTAGCCGGTCTTGGTCATGCAGTCCTTCAGCATTTTCTGCAGGTTGTCTGTATCTGGGCGAGTGCAGCGCCAGTCTCCGTTGCGATGGGTCCTGCCTCTGGGGAACAGCCACAGCGTCCTTAAGGATACTGGGCCTTCGTAAGGCTGCACCGGTCTGTTGATGGACAGATATGCTGACAGTTTTGCCTTTGCCTCCTTCACCGCAGGAGGATCATAAAAAATAGGCTTATTTTTATAAATCCGTACCTTCCGTTCCTGTGCGGTGGCGGTTGGTGGTGTCATTGCGATAAAGAAATTCATATTGTACCTCCAGTTGGGAAAACCTGTTTGGTTATCGTTTCGCAGTGGGGAAAGGCTAGGCTATCAGCCTTTCCCACACGCGTGAACGATAGAGAACGATAGTTATCTATATATAATGGGGTTTTCCGTTCCGTGTTGAGAAAACTGGGAATATCAGTTTTCCGTTGTTTCTGTGCTTTCGACCCGTCCAACAATGCCTTGGTGACACCAGAAAGCATCTTTCATTTCTTTCAGCCGATCCCGAATGCAGCGTTCAGATTTATTCAGATAGGTTGCCATAGCAGCCACCGTAACCGGCTGTTCGATGGAACAGGCCTGGAATGCAGTCTCAATAGATTCTCTGCGTTCCTCCGCAGTGGTGTTCTTTTTGTTCTTGGCCCGTACCGCTTCAAAGCTGCCCTCCGTAAAAGCCTGCTCCAATTCACCGCTGGTGTCCAGACGATGAACGGGATAGTCGAACCAGAAGTTGATGGGGCAGATATTTTCAAATTCCCGGAGGTTGGATTCCAGACGCCATGCTGTTGCATTGCCATCCCGTAGCAGATTCATTTGGGCCTCCGACAGAATCAGGGGTGTCATGTCCAACTGAGCATCCGGGTCACGGGCGAATACACCGCTACCGCTGGCACGATCCATGGCCTTCTTGTTACCCTGGGTGCCTTTGGAATGGTGATGGCAGTAGATGGTGGCGCAGCCGGTCTCGGTGCAGATCTTATCGAACTGATTACAGAACATGGCCATATCCGATGCGTTATTCTCATCGCCGGTAATCACCTTATAGATGGGGTCCACGATGATGGCATCGAAATGCTGATCCCGGACTCTGCGAATCAGCTTCGGAACCAATTTGTCCAGAGGAACCGCATGACCACGGAGATTCCAGATCACGATGTTGTCCATATTTTTCCTAGGAAGACGGAGTGCATCATAAATTTTCATGAAACGCATAATGCAGGAGGCAGGGTCGATTTCCAAATTCACATACAGCACACGGCCCTTTTTGCAGGGGAATCCCAGCCAGGGCTTGCCCTCCGCAATGGCGATGCTCAGTTCCATAAGAGCAAAACTTTTACCTGCCTTGGAGGGACCGGAAATCAGCATTTTGTGACCGCAACGGAGAATGCCTTTAATCAGTTCATCCGGCAGCGTAGGAAGGTTGTCCTTATAGCTGTCCAGAGAAACCATATCCGGCAACTCGTCGGTAACACCCTCGGCAAAGTCCAGCCAGTCCACCCAGCTCTTTCTGCCGATATTAGTAGCCACCAGGTACTGACGATTGCCGTTTCTGGTTACACCGGGCATTCTGGATAGCCGGGAAGGGTTGCGGTTCTGCTTGTCAACATTGACACCGTTCTTCTGCAGGAAATCATAGAGGAATTCCACCCGCTTGCGGTATTCCGCATAATCCGGAGCATCTACCTTGACGATGGCATGGAGGCTCTTGCCGCCGGAGTGCACCAGGCAGGCAATGGGAAGTTCCAGTTTGCGGTACATGGCATCCTGGTCTGCAACTGACATACTGTCAGATTCCACCAGGGCATATTTGAACTGGGTTACGTTGTCGTTTCGGACGCCTTCACCGTCCAGGGGATTGAATCTGATCCAGGCACCCACATCCTTTTTCCAGTCGCCGATGGTTGCACCTAGGTCATCCGGATGCTTCCGGATAGATGCAATCAGTTCACCGGCAGTCTGGGTAAATACACCCTTGGCAGGAACCCATCTGCCTTCCGAATCCTGCCAGACATCGTTGGTCACATAACCGACAACATCGTCCTTGTCGAACAGGGTTTCAAGATAGGTAATCAGTTCCTCTGCAGGATTCCAATTCTCCGGGGCAGCATACTGTGTGAAGTTATCGCCGTCATCCACTATTACATCATTCCAGTCCATGGCAGATGCAGGACCGGAAGGTGTCCAACCGTAGTCCTTTGCCATCTGCACGATAGTTGCCCCGGTAACAGGAGAGGTGCTACCGCGGAAGGTACTCCATTTCCGCTCACATTCACCGGCATGGTAGCGGCTGTCTGCCCGGCTCCAGTCATCCCAGACCTCCCAGCCGTAGCCTTCCGCTTTCAGTGCCATACCTACATTGATCCATTCTTGGTACGATACCGCACCAGGGTCAATCTGCTTCAGAGCAGATAAAATGTTGCTCATAATTTAACCTCCGATTATGGTTGATATTTAGATGGCGTAATGCCCATGGGTATCCGCCAGTTATTCATGGACAGCCGGGAAATCATTTTTCTGGCATCATCGAACTGCCATGTGCCGACCTGTCGGAATCCGTATCGTTCCAGGCAGCGGATCTGCTTCGGTGTTGCCAATCCCATGGCCTGCCGCTGCATAAGCCGGTCAATCAGCAGAGTGGCTTTGCCCATGTTCTCTATGGACTCTGCGAAGATGCCCCGTTTTTCCAGGAAAGCAAGCTGCTTTTCGGACGGCGGTGCCATCTCCCAGGCAAAGGTGGGAACATATCCCACAAGGTCCTCTGCTGCAATGGAAACCGCATACTGCAGGGGATCTACCAGTTTTCGCTTCCGCTGCCGCATTTCTGCCAGTTCACGGGCAAGTGCTTCTTCACGTTCTGCCAAGACATCTTTTTCGGCCTGTTCCTCGGCTTCCAACAAATCAATACCGTCCGGTTCATCGCTCATCTGCTGATCGATCATCTGAGCGATGACCGCGTCTTTGGAAATCAGAGCAGAAGGTCGGCACAAATCATGCCGTTGGGACAGCCAGAGGAAATCCAACAGTAGTAGGTGGTCTTTTCCGGAATGTAAGCGCATCCCTCTGCCAACCATCTGCTGATAGAGACTACGAACTTTGGTAGGCCGAAGCACCACTACGCAGTCCACCGATGGGCAGTCCCAGCCTTCTGTCAGCAGCATGGAATTACAGAGAACATCATATTTTCCGGCTTCAAAATCCGACAAAATTTGATTCCGGTCCGGACTGTTGCCATTAACCTCCGCTGCTCGGAATCCTACAGATTCCATAATATCCCGAAACTTCTGTGAAGTATGAACCAGGGGCAGGAACACTACCGTTTTCCGGCCTTGGCAGTAGTGCCGCATTTCCTGTGCGATTTGGTATAAATAAGGTTCCAGGGCAGAACCAATTTCACCGGAACTGAAGTCGCCGTTGCTTACTTTTACTCCGGAGATGTCCAGTTCCAGAGGAATCATCTGCGCCTTTACAGGACACAGATACTTGTCTCGGATGGCCTGGCTCATGCTGTATTCATAGGCCTTGCTGTCAAAATACTGGCCCAGGTTTTTCATATCGCCACGATCCGGTGTGGCAGTGACACCCAGGATATTTGCATTGGGGAAATGTGCCAGCACACGCTGATAAGTATCCGACAGGCAATGGTGGGCCTCATCCACCACGATGTCGGTAAAATAATCATTGGGGAATTTCTCAAGACGGAGGGGCTGGGCCATGGTCTGAACAGAACCGACTGTGATCTTGTGGTTGCTGTTAAGACTGGTACTTTCTGCCTTTTCCAGTCCGCAGGGCAATCCGGTAACTGCCAGAAGTTTGTTTGCCGCCTGTGTCAGCAGCTCTCCACGATGGGCGAGAATCAGTGCCTTGCCACCACGGGCCACACGGTGGCCCACGATGGAAGAAAACACAACGGTCTTACCGGTGCCGGTGGGTAGCACCAGAAGGGTCTTCCGGTGCCCTTTGTCCCACTCGGCAATGACCGCATCTCTCGCCTGGGTCTGATACGGTCTCAGGTCCATCATCAGAAGCCGCTCTGCTCCCAGGTCTGAGGCTGGGCCTTTTCAGCCTCTGCCACCCATGCAGGAGTCTGTTCCTTGGGGAAGAAAGCAGGGTCATAGTCGTAGAACTTGTCCACATTGTTGGCCATTTTCTGCTCGCCATCCTTATTGGTATAGGGACGAGGCTTGAAACGGGCGCGGCCCTTAGAGCCGACCACCTTGTTCCAGTTCATGACCAGGCGCTCACCATGCTTCTTCTGACCGATGGCACGGAAGAACTCGGAAATACGGAACTCCAGGGTGCGGCAGAGGATGATATCGTGCTTGACTGTAGCAGTACCCTCACGGGTATCAACCTCCAAGGTCAGGGTTGCCTTGTTACAGGCGGGCAGCTTGGCGCTGCCGGGGAAATGTCCACGTTCAAAATCACGGACAACGAAGTTGTAGTCGCCTTCTTCCAGAACGACATATTCCATGCCGTCATCGACGATGGCATCATCCCAGTCCATGACCAGGTTGTTGTTATAGTTGCTCATATAGTTACCTCCTTGTTTTTAGAACG